GATCTCACGGACAGACATCGAGTAGGACGAATCAACGACCAGCACAACATGCTCTAACCCTTCGCGCTTCACGGTAGGGAAGTAATCCCCGCCGCCGATAAAACGACGATTAGGTTTCGACCATGTCACGTCGAAGTCGTTGCCGAAGTTCTGAAGCAAAGTCAGCAACGACTCGCGCCATTCAACAACCGATTCGAGCCGCCCGTTGATCTGCTCCATGAGAGGGCCGGACATTTCGCCACGCTTGCGCTCCATCGAAGACGTGATCGTCACCGCTTGGTTGTTGTCGATCTCGGCTTGCGTATCGATCTGGCCGTCATCATCGAGACAGTCGCGCACGTTGCCCATGTTGCTGGACTCCATCGCCTCTTCGAAAGTAGGGACATCGTCCGGCCCATACTCTGTCGGAGTACTTGAAGAATTACCCGGCTGATCATCTTCTTGATCACCGCCTTGATTGCCGCCGGGGTCACCGGGCTGATCGCCGGGGTCGCCATCTTGATCACCGCCTTGATCACTGGGCTGATCACCATCTTGATCATCGCCTTGATCATCGGACGGCTCACCATCCTGATCACTGGGCTGACCGCTGTCTTGATCGTCGCCCTGATCATCGGAGGGATCGCCGTCGTTACCGCTGGGCTGATCGCCATCGTCCGGCTTGTTCTGCTCCCGGTAAACCTGACCGTACACCCACTCAGTCGAGCGGCCAGCAAAGTCAGGGTTGCACAGCACGTTGGGGATCAGCGAGAACTTCTCTTCGACTAGGATCAGGTTGATGACGTGATCACCTGCAATGTTCCAGCACTTCGGATCGCGGATACCACGTCGCCACGGGTGATTGAGAACAACATGCATCACCTCATGGGCGAACAGCATGTCGATCTGCGGGCCGGTCAACTGCATGACAAAGTGGGGGTTGTACCCCAGCACCTTGCCATCGGTGTAGCCCGTGGGCTGGGTGATATCTTCGACCAACTCCAGCCGCATGGCGTGAGTGCCGAAGAAAGGATAGCGGGCAACAAATGAGCGCCGCCGATCTAACATCTTATTGTGTGCTTCGATGTGTTGCATGATTAAGCCGCCAGATTATTTTTGTGAGCGTTTGCAATCGCCGGGAATACAGCGCAATCACTCAAGGTGAAGTCGGAACGATTGTTGGTGTCCGTGAACCAGATGCTCGAGTACTCATCACGCAACCGGCTGACAAACTTCCAGACGTTATCGACGTTGCCCGGATCAGCGGCACGAGACAGCGCCGCTGAGATGGCGAACTGAATGTCTAACTTCTCAGGTACTTCGACAGAGTCCGGGTCAGCGATGATTGCATCGATGTTCGGCAAGTTATCGAGGCACTTGCAGAACAGAACAAACTCAGCGCCCGCCTCACGTCCGACAGCACCCGTTGCCAGCGCGTCAATCACGTTGATATCAGTGACGTTCCGAATGGCGTTAGACAACATCTCCCATGAGCGTAAGCAGGGGTATGCCATCTCCTGCGCTTTGGCATCGAACTTGTAGACGTAGTCGCGTCGGAAGTTAACGAAGTCGATTACGCGCTGGTCAACGTCATTGTCCCGCGCCCACTCCAGCCAATGGTTGGCTTGCGGTACTAACTCAAAGTGAATGAAGCGTGACGCAGTGTGCGCCAGCATTCGATTCACACCAGCCCGGTCACATGTCCGGTTGGATGCGGCAATGATTACCACGTTATCCGGCAAGCGGTAGTCACCCAGCCGACGTTCAAAGATCAACTGCCCAGCAGGGCCAGTGACCGTGGCATGGGCCTGTTGGAACTCATCCATAAAGAGGATGGTTGGGCCGCAGTCCTCGGCGGGTAACCACGATGGGGTTGCGTAATGTGTTACGCCGTCGATCTGGTAAGGGATACCGCGAAGATCGAGCGCGTCCATCTGCGCCAGTCGAATCTCAATCACCTCGTGATCGATCAGCGAAGCAAGGTTATAGATGCGGGCTGACTTCCCAACTCCGGGCGGCCCCCAGATATGGATAGCCTGACCGCCCTCGATGCAGGGGATAAGAACGTCATCGAAGTTCGTGTGGAAGATAGACGCGCCGTAGATTTGATTGTTGTCTTGCATGATTGTTTCTCTCAGGGTAGTTGGTTAGAAGTACGACTTAACTTTTGATTGATTGGTTGCGGTGTAGTCGTTGACCGTTACGCCGCGCTTCTTTGCTTCTTTGCCAATCTTCTTGGCCGCACTGACTGCCGCCTTGCGGGTAGCCGCCAGCGCCTTGAGGTTGCCGCCCTGTAACTCAGCGGTAGTGTGGTTCAGCATCTTGCGAACACTGTCGCAAAGGGACACGAGATCATCGTCACCTTCGAGTCCGACTTTCGGGATCACGTTGTTGACAATGTCATCGACGTTATCGAGAAGAGAGGGAAAGATTTTCGCCTTCTCGTTCTTCTCGGCTTCGGTCAACTTGTTGGCCGCATGTCCGACATGCTCTAGCAACTGCACGATCAACTGACGCGCAACCGTTGACGCAATCTCGCTTTGCTTCTCGGCGGCATCGGCGCGAAGGTCAGCGGTGTACTTGCCAGCGTCGATTGATTCGACAGTCGGCATACCGTCAACGTGTACCGTTGCTGAGAACTGAGAGCGGGCGTATTCCTTCGACGGGTAGTCATCGGCTTTGAACATCGCACCCAGCCGAAGTTTTTCAGCGGCAACAAACTTGCTGAGAGCAGAGCACTCTTTCTCAACTGCCACTTCGAAGTCATCGATGGCGGCGTACATCTCGGTGAGGTAGTCCTCGACCATGTCATTGGGAATGAGTCGCGGCCCCTTGATCTGACCGCCGCCCGTCGCCGGGAGTTTGAACGTGCGCTTCTCGTGGATACCGCGAAGTCGAGATTGAGCGCGAGTCGTTTCAACGAACACGCCCGCCATCAACTCTTTTACAAACTTGCCGGAACCCGACTCGGCATTGTGGTTCGACAAAACTTCGGCGGTGATTTCCTCATCACGGACGTGCCGAGAAAGAACTGAGATTTGAACCCGCGCCAACATGGCTGGCTTGGATAGTTGGATACCACGATCAGTCGATACAACTTTGAATGCTTTGGCGTTAGCCATTTGAAGTTCTCCAAGTAAAAGGTAAAGAGGTAAACAGGTAGATAGATAGAACACCTTGCCGCCTCGAGTGAGGGCGAATGCCATTGCGCGGCTCGGTCACAGATACGCTGGTTGTTTTTCACCTTCTCGTTTGAACCTTCACCCACTCTTTGAGCGGTGGGCGTTGCATCAATCGAAGGGCGCTACTCAATCGATTGATCCCGGCAACAAGAAGAAGCGAGATGCCTCGCAACCGTCTGCTTTACACAAGGGTCAGACTCCCGGTCAACTGGCCCCCTGCCGTCGTACTGAGGGTAGAGCCGCCCCGGATCGGTCAGGATCGGGTGGATACCCCGCGCTGGGGGAGGCCCGAATATGACCGCTGTAAGTGGCGTTGACACGGTAAGAAAGTGGCAATTAAGTGGCATTGACAGCATGGTAAGCCGCGAAGACAGCCAGACCCCATCCGAGACATTCCAGCGGAACAAAAACCCGCATAGGACAGCGTGTAATGCTCCCTAACAGTAGGGGAAGACACAGTAGTGGATAGGGGTAGGGGCCGGGGCCGACGTGGTAAGCGGCATTACACGGCCACTGGCGCAACCCGACTGCGGGCTGGGTGCGTGGATACCTTTTATGTCGCCCGGTGCGGGAGCGGATCAGCGAAGAACTGCGGCCAGCGGCGGGCTGGCATCCGAGGCGATTCTCCCGAAGAACCCCAGAAAAGACCCCCGGACAGGGCCGGGGAGGGGATCGACGCCCACTGGACGCCCAGTCGGGCCGGAAACCCTCACCCGATAGGTCCGCTGGCTGACTGCCGATCAGCCGAGGTCAGCCTGAGTCCGCAAAGGAGTCCCAGCCCCACGCGCATGGCTTTTTTTTCGAGCGTGATAAACCGCGCCCGCCGCCGCGCAACGGGGGGTTTAGTCGTCGAACAGTATAAACATCCCCTATCTCTCAGGATATTTTTGAAAAGTACCCAAGAACGGCATAAATCCGCCATTCTCAGGGACACTTTCTCTCCTTTGACCACTGATCGATTAAATGATCATTTAAATACACAGGGAAATAAATGCCAATTAAGAAAACAAAAGGCGGATACAAGTGGGGTTCTAAGGGAAAAACCTACCCCTCCAAGAAAGGCGCACAGAAACAGGCCAAAGCGGCATATGCCAATGGCTACAAGAAAAAGAAGTCAAGTTACTGATTGCGTCAAGTTTGAGCAATGTAACGCTCCTATCTGTCCTTTAGACCCTGATTGGGGAGAAAGGGTTTGGTATGGGAATGAGGGTATCTGTAGGTACATCAGATATCGCGTACAAGGCCGAAAAACGGTGTCGTATCCCGAACTTTGGGACTCCCGAGTAGTAGGGGGCATCCTAGATAGGTTCCCCCGCATGAGACAAAGAATCTTATGAGAAAAAAAATTCTTTCTTGGGAGTTCGTATTTGCGGTTCCGTATTTTTTTGTGGTGCTAATCCTCGCGTTAATGCTTTTGGAATAAATGATCCACGAAATAAAAGACTTCCTGCCAAGAAGTTTGCTAGAAAAAATTCGCGACCAATTTTTTGAGGATATCGACTGGGAAACGTCTACGCGGTTCTGGAGTAAAGCCCTCTACGAGTATGACGGGAACGAAGTTAACCCCTGTTTCGTAGGGAAGAGTAGTTTTAAGGACTACAACGAGGGCATAGCCGATCTGGTTTCCCGCCTGTCGCGGCAGAAGGTGGGGCATGTCGAAACCCTCATGTATCGCTGGACTCCCGGCTCCTGCATCCTGTGGCACGACGACCACGGACATGACGCAAATATCACCTTCTATGTCTCCGAATGGGATCGGAACTGGGGAGGTGAACTGATGCTGGAAGACGGCAGATGGATTGCCCCAGAGCAAAACAAACTGGTCATCTTCTTAGAGCAAATCCCCCATAAGACAACCCTCCGTCTTCCGAATACTCCGGAGCGGTTAACCCTTCAGACCTTCGTTAAATATGAGTGACAAAACATCCTGTGACTGCCCCGATTGCCTTGAGGGTCACTGCCCCTGTACGGCAGATGGGAAATGCGATGAGTGCCTCTGTTCGAAATGCAAATAACGCATCGGACTGAAATTAAATTCTTCTGGGGGCTGGTTGCGTTTCTGCTTATGTTTCTGCCACTGGCTTCATTGTTCTTTGGAGGAAGCGCCGCCGCTGATTTATACGGATCGAGGGCCAGTTTTCTTCTGCATAACGATCTGCGGAACTGGATGAGCCTGTCTTATCTTTCAACAAACGTAGACGACACATGGCGACAGAGAATTGAAAACGCGCTTATTGCACAGGGCGATACCCATATTTATGTTTATTCCCAAAATGGGGATGACGGAATTGGCAATGTTTCTCCACAGCCGGACTGGGAACTGAGATTAGACCATCTGAATAGCAGGGGTCTGCGGCCAATCATGTGGCTGATGGCTGATGACTCTCCAGATTTAGCCTCAAAACCACTCTCAGTCCACAAAGCACACAACGCAGAGATGGTCAGAAGGTTTGATGACAAGGTTGATGCCTATGTCATTGGGCTGGAAGTGGACGAATACTGGTCTGCGGCGCAAGTCCAGCAGATGGTTGCTGATCTTAAAACCAGAACAGGCAAACCTGTTGGCGTTCACCTCACTCCGGGGGTGAAACCGGCCTATTACCAAGGGGCCGACGTAATTTTTTTGCAGACTGGATTTCATCTCAATGAAGCCCAGTTCAGAGCGAGGGTGAATGAGGCTCTCGCTCTCGGTAAGCCAGTGGTCGTTTCTGAGTACCACATGGATTCGTCTTCAACCCTTGCGAAAAGATTCGGAGATATCGCTTGCGAAATGGGAGCAATAGGTACTGGAAACGGGCGGAACGTCACTCCTTGTGGGCAAATTCCACCGAAGAAAGAGAAGTGGTACGAGAAATACGAGAAGGAGATGGTCGTTGCCGGGGTCGCAATGGCAACCCTCTATGCGGTTACCAAATTCGACCTTCCTCTTACGCTACAGGCGACGGAGGACGGCTACGAGATCGGGACGAAGAAGCAGATCGGGAATCATTCGGTTGGCGCTAGTTACAGCGAGAACCGGGTAATGGCTACTTACGAATTTAGATTTTAACTATGGCAGGACTCATCAGGGCCAGAAAGCCCAGCGAATACAAAACTGGAGGCGGTAAACCCCGCAACTACAAGCAGGAGTACAAAAAATTTCATTCTTCTCCCAAAGCAATTGCTGAGAGAAGTTCAAGGAATAAGGCGCGTAGGAAATTGACCAAACTAGGACGGGTCAGAAAGGGTGACGGGAAAGATGTGCATCATGCAAATCGCCGTCCTACGGACAACAAAGCATCCAATCTTAGAGTTATGTCTAGATCAAGAAACAGGGCAATAAAATGATGTCACCAGAATTTATCAAAAGGCTTCGAGAACTAAGACAGTCGAGACTCAGAACTCAAGACTTTCAAAAATGGAAAGCGGCTAATCCAACCGCACCTACGGGAACAGGTGTATGGAATGCGGCTCCGTGGACAGGACAGACCGCACAAGCCATTGTTTACGACCCTGCAACTGGAAAAGCGTACCCGAATCCTGCGGCGGCTTTGTCTGCCGGAGTAAAGAATTTTTCGTATCAGATTCCTGCCGGAATGAATGTGGACTGGTCTTACTGGAATCAGTTTGCACAGCCATCTGCTCCTGCCCCTGCTCCAGCACAGACCGTGACTGTGCAAGACCAAACCCTTCCGTTCACCCATGACTCTACTGGAGCGGCGCAATCCGCTCCTGCTCCGGCTCCGGCTCCAGAATCGTTCCAAATGCCCGATGAGGCAAAGCGTTTTGCCGCCGCAGGGATGTTTGGTCGCGCAAAGGCGGCGGTTGAATCGGCTGGAGGAACTTGGACAGGCGATATGCACAGGCAACTCAAAAAGGATGCTGAAGGCAAACAGGATTACGGCGGAGATTTTGCAAATCAAAGCGACATTAACGACATGGTTAAAAAGTATGGCGTGATGGACGCGACACGCGACAAGGGAATCACCCAAAAAGTCCAAATGGGCAAAGCCAAACGGGACTGGGAGAAAAAGCATGGGGCGGGCAGTTGGAATAAAGATGTTCACATTGCAATAGCGGCTCAGGCGGCAAGGGCGTACAACCAAAGGAAAACCAAAATACCTAAAAAAGATAAAGGTAAGGATCGGACATTCTTATGAAAGTTAATGTTTCACCTAACGGAAAAAACATTGGTTGGACAAGAAGGAAGGAGCCGCCCAAGTTCGATGAACTGGATGAGGCGGCTATAAAGATTGCCGAGATCAGTAGCGCGATGGAAGACGACACTGAAAAAGCCATCAACCAGATTGAGATGCTTCGCAACCAAACAAAGCGAAAGGCAGAAAGGTAATGTACTCAGCCGATTTTCTTCGACGGTTTGCCCAACTTCGTCAGCAGACTCTTAACCAAGCGGCTACGGCAGTTGAAGTAACCGTAGACACTGGTGACCCTATTGATCCGGTGGATGAAGGCCAGCGCATGGTAGGTACAGGCGCACCCGCCTTCGCCAGAGCGCAAGCAAATACCGTTCAGAGCATTGTTTACGATCCGGTAACTGGCAAGGCATACCCGAATCCGAGTGTGGCAACCGCAGAAGGCGTTACCAACTACGTTTCGCAAATACCGTCTGGGATGAACATCGATTGGTCGTACTGGGATCGCTTTACACAGCCAGAGCCGACCCCACCGCCCCCGGCAAGTTTGCCTATCGCAGATCAGACTTTGCCGTTTGAGACTCCGGAGCCAAGCCCGCCCCCGCCCGCCCCGGAGCCAGCGCCACAGGCCGCGCCACAGGCCGCGCCACAGCCAAGCCCGCCCCCGCCGCCTCCGGCTCCGCCTCCGCCGCCAGCGCCGAGGAGAAGCCCGCCGCCGCCCCCGAGTCCAGTGCCGATAGCGTCAAGAGCGCAGTGGGAGAGCCAAGGGACATACATGCATGGGTCGGGACATTCCGGGCCTAACTCCGGAAAGTCTCTTAAAGGGGATCGTAACAACGATGCGTATTACGCCAACTATGTTCGCGCCATGAAGGAGGCAAACAAGAAAGGTAATCGCGCCCATGCCCTAGAAATCAACCGAGCGCATTCCCTGTTGCAAGGATGAGTGTTCCCGTTGTTCCCAATTCCCTGATTTACCAAGGCGATATCGGGATTACTGTTCTGGATAACTTTATCTCTGAGGAAGAAAAAGAAGACGTGCTTTCTTTCTTTGAAGACATGGAAGAGTCTACGGTTTGCACTGAAGATGGGGCAGGGGAAAAGATTGAGGCAAGAACGGGTTATCGCAAATGGGTAGACCACACAGAGTCGTTAACCTTTTTCAATATGTGCAGTCGTATTGCTAAGTTTGTTGGTTCAGAGTTGTCACACGCAGAGAAAGCGCAGTTGCTTCATTACGGGAAGGGAGAAAAATACGATCCGCACTTTGATGCGTTTGATCAATCCTCTGAACAGTGGCAACACTACAACCACGGCGGTCAGAGAATTTACACCGCGATGGTTTATCTCAACGATGTTCCAGAAAATGGCGGCGGCGAGACAGCGTTTCCGGTTTTAGGCTACAGCGTAAGACCCCGCGCTCGAAGGATGTTGGTTTTCAGTAACGTCGGGAAAGACAAATCCAAAGCGCACCCTGATTCTTTGCATGGCGGAATGCCAGTTGGGACAGGCGAAAAGAAGTGCTTGACTTTGTGGTTTCGTGAGAAGCCCATAAATGAAGCCTGACGCATTTATTGAGAAGGCTAAAGGGTACTTACCAACTGCAACGCTTGAACAAGCAGGGACTTTCTACAAGAACCTGCTAGAAAAAAATTATGACCCGAACATTATTCGGGAACTTGCAAAGATTGACCGCTGGTTTCTTCTTGTAATTCTTCTAAACCGTAAGGATGCGGTTCATCCTTGGTTATATGACCGATGCAGAGAAGTAGAGAAGAACCCAGACGGCCATCTTGATCTGTGGGCTAGGGGGCATTACAAGTCCACAATCATTACTTATGCAGGAACGATTCAGGAAATACTGAAAGACCCCAACATCACGATAGGCATCTTCTCTCATACAAGACCTATCGCAAAGGGATTTCTTAAACAGATAAAACGCGAGTTTGAGATAAACGAATTTCTTCGCGATTTGTTCCCCGATGTTTGCTACCAAAATCCGAGGCAAGACTCTCCACAATGGAGTGAAGATGCTGGAATCATCGTCAATAGGAAAGCAAATCCTAAAGAGGCAACCGTAGAAGCATGGGGTTTGGTAGACGGACAGCCCATATCCCGACACTACGATTTAAGAATTTACGACGATGTTGTAACCAGAGACTCGGTGAACACTCCGGATCAGATAGCAAAAACTACGGAGTCTCTCGACCTGTCACAAAACTTGGCGGGTGGTCAAAACAGGGAGTGGTATATCGGTACGCGGTATCACTACGCGGATACCTACCGCGAGTTAATAGAACGCGGAACCGAGACTCGTATCTACCCCGCAACCGACTCTGGCGCTCCGGATGGAAACCCGATCCTTCTAACAGAGAGGGAATGGGACAAGAAAAAATCATCGATGGGTCAGTACGTTTTGGCCTGTCAGATGTTGCAAAACCCGATTGCGGGTTCTGAACAGGTATTCGACCCAGAGTGGTTACGTCGAATTGAGATTCGCCCTCGCGTAATGAATGTCTACATTCTTTGCGACCCGGCGCACTCTAAAAAAGCCTCATCCGATAGGACAGCAATAGCCATTATCGGAATTGATCACGCATTTAACAAGTATCTCCTTGATGGCCTGTGCCACAGGCTGAATCTGAAAGAGCGTTGGCAAGCGTTAACGAAGTTAAGACACCGCTGGTTGCGCCAACCCGGAATTCAAACCGTAAAGGTCGGGTATGAGCGATACGGAAAAGATTCAGACATCGAGCATTTCAAGGAGATGATGAAGATCGAGAACAACTACTTTCCGATTGAAGAATTGGCGTGGCCGAGAGAAGGGCCGGGTTCTAAACGGGATCGCGTACAAAGATTACAGCCCGACTTTGAGAACTGGCGCTTCTTTCTGGCCCCGTCATCAGATCAACTAAGTTCAAAGCAAAAACTTGCCTTTGAGCAGGGCGATGCATCGCTGATTGTTCGCCCAATAAAACAGAAAGACGAAAACGGAAGGCTGTATGACGTTACGCAACGAATGATTGATAACGAGTACAACCTGTTTCCTGCGGTGCATGTAGACATGCTAGATGCAATGTCACGCATCTATGACATCCAAGCATCGCCACCCCAAACGTTTTATTCCGACGATCTAGAGCCGGAAGCGTTGCCATCTTATTGAGGCACTTATGGACACAGATCAGTTAGCCGTATCGTTTCTTGAACACTTTATTGATGTGCCGGAAAAAGAATTAAAGGAACTCGCAATTACACACTGTTTAAGTGATCTCCTTTCTACCGTAGTTAAAGAGACAGTCGGAATACTTACGGAAGAGGAGCCAACAATTCATTAGTCATGGAAAAAGTCAAAACCAGAAAATATTTGTGGCGGCAGTTAGTTGATAAAGCCGCAGGGCCGGAAGAACCGATCCCTGTTTACAACTTCCCTACAAGAAAGTTTTACGAAAACCCTAAACGACCATACGGGACGAAGAAATGAACAAAATCAAAGAATGGTGCAAAGACAATCCCAAGGCTGCAAAAGTTGTTGGGATTTGTTTGGTTGTATTCATCGTGCTGTCTGTTTTCTTCGGATGAAGGTTCTAGTTGACTCCCACAAAGGGAGCATGATGCAAGAAGCAACAATGATGAGTTTGGTCAAAAACGTTGCTGACACACTTGAGAAGCATTACCCCGGTCACGCATGGGCAGTCGGGCCGAGCAATGATTATTCAATGCTTGCGATATGGAATGAGGCTCTTTCTACCCGTTATGGCATGTGGATACGAGTCAACGAAATAGACCCTGAGTACAAGAACATCATGCGTTGGGCCGGAGAGTTATTGGAAAGAGCCAAACTCTCAAGAGGGGCCGCACAACAGGAAGAACTTGACAGCCTTCAAAGGGATATTAGAGGCGAGGCGGTATTCGATCAATGAATGAAGAAGTCCCACTGAATCAGAATATCGAAGAGGGGAAGTCTGCATGGCTGACTCTGGCGAGAGAAGCGTATAACTCGTCTACTTCATATCTGGACGCAAACTATCGAAAGCAATGGGAAAGGAATATTTCTCTTTTCCAATCTGAGCATCCGACTGGTTCAAAGTACCACACTAGCGGATACCAACATCGAGCAAGACTGTTCAGACCAAAGACCCGCTCTGCCATACGGACTAATGAAGCGGCAGTAGCGGCGGCGTTCTTTGCTACTGAAGACATTGTTTCTGTTTATCCAGAAAACGATTCTGATCCAGAGCAAAGGGCATCTGCAATTGTCCTAAAGCATTTGCTTCAGTACCGACTCACCAAAACTATTCCGTGGTTCCAGACTCTTGTCGCGGCTTACCAAGAAGCCCTCGTTATGGGTTCTGTCATTTCCCATCAGTACTGGGAGTACAAGGAAAGCAAAAAGAAAAGGAACATCGAGATTGTTGATGATCAGGGTAATCCGGTACTCGATGAAAATGGTGAGATTGCGGTAGACAAAGCAGAAGATTTGACCATTGAAAAAGACTGCCCGTATGTTCGGCTGGTTGCTTCAGAGAACTTCAGAATAGACCCTGCCGCTGACTGGAATGATCCCGTAAGTACTTCCCCGTTTGTGATCGAAGTCCTGCCGATGTACTTGCAGGATGTCATGGAAAAGATGGGTGACATTGATCCAAAGACGGGAGAGCCAAAATGGAAACGGCTTTCCATGTCTGAGTTGATGCAAGCAACAGTACGCAGTGAGTTTGACTCGACTCGTCAGACAAGGCAGGGCAAGCGGCAAGACCCTATTGCGGATCGACAGGAGAAGATTACCGACTACACGACGGTCTTTATCCACAAGAACATCATCAGAAAAAACGGTAAAGACTGGCTCTTTTATACAGCGGGTACGGAGCATATGCTGACCGACCCCGTTCCACTTTCTGAAGCCTATCCCCACTTGAGAGTGGGAGAACGCCCATACGTTATGGGCGGCGCAACCATCGAGGCGCATAAGGTCTACCCAACATCCTTGGTTGAAATGACTCAGGACTTGCAGACCTCCGCAAACGATATTGCCAACCAGAGAACGGACAACGTGCAGTTGGTGTTGAACAAGCGATATCACATTCGCAGAAGTTCCAACATCGACATACACGCACTAAAGAGAAGTGTGCCGGGTGGTTCAGTGATGATGGACGATCCGATGAGTGATGTGCAGATAGTCAACACGCCAGATGTTACTGCCTCGGCTTACGAAGAGCAGGATCGACTGAATGTAGATTTTGACGACATTGCAGGAAACTTCTCTCAGGGTACGGTTCAAACCAATCGACTTATGAACGAAACCGTTGGCGGTATGGAGATGATTTCTTCGAATGCCAACTCGATCATCGAGTACATGATTCGCACCTTTGCGGAAACGTGGATTGAACCTGTACTAAGCCAACTAATTCGTTTGGAGCAGTACTACGAAACGGATGAAGTCATTCTGACGACTGCTACCAACAGAGCAGAGCAGGAGAATCCGAATGAACCCGCATTCTTCCAGAGGTTCACAGGCGCAGAAGCCGACAATCTTCTTGCTCATAACATGACGGTGGGAGTGAATGTCGGTATTGGCGCTACTGATCCTGTAAGGAAGATTGAAAAGTTGCTGTTGGGCATACGGACGATGGGCGAGATCAATCCGGATATTGTGGCAACCATCAACCAGCCCGAAGTGACAAAAGAAGTGTTCGGCGCTCTTGGATACAAAGATTCCAAGAGGTTTATTACCGAGCAAGATCAAACAATCATTGGTCAGTTGCAAGCACAGGTCGAAGAACTGTCTGGTGTTGTACAGCAACTTACCGATAAAGGCGCTCTCAAACAGATCGATGCTGAGTCGCGAATCGTTGCGGCACAGATTAAAGGTCAGTCTGATGTTGCGGCGGCTAAAGAGAAAGCACTGGGCGATATCATGTCTACCCAGATTGCCGCCAACTCCAGAGAAGGTATTGAGGGCATGAAGCAACAGTTGTCATTGATTGATGCCAGATTGAAGGCAGAGAAAAATGACATTTTGAGGGGCGAACTACTACTACAAAAAGAAGCCCTAGTTCATAAGATGCTCATGGAGGAACCAAACATTGGAGTGTCTCCCGGTAATGACGAAGGGAAACAAATGTCCGATGTCCTAATGAATGATCAATACGGGAAGGTTCCCGGTGCAGAGGGTTAATGGACGAAACAGATTTGCTACTTGCGGAGGCAAGACTTGGCCTCCAAACACAAGAATTTTTGAAGTCTCCTGTTGGTAGATACATCGTTGGAAGAGCGAACAAAGCCAGAGAAGAAGCATTTGACGCTTGGGTATCTGCTAGTCCTTCTGATGAATCGACCATAGCAGAACTTCAATTTCGGGCGCGATTGCCCGCTTTAGTTACTGGATGGCTTGACGAGGCTATCAACCAAGCGCAATACGCAGAAAACGCGCTAAACGAGTTAAAGGAGTAAAGATGGACGCTATCCAACAGGACGTGGACAACGAAGTAGTGACTGAGGAAACCCCTCAAGATGCACCACAGCAAATGTCCAGACAGCAAGAAGAACTGGAACGAATTGCTGAGAAGGTAGGAGAAGATCACGAAACCGAAGGATCGTTTCGCGATGAAGACGAACCTTCTACTGAAGAATTAAGTAATCCACTCAGAAATGAAGATGGCATCTACTATGCCACTGCAAAAGTGAATGGGGAAGAGGTAGATGTTCCTTGGGATGAGGTGTTAGCCCAGTACCAAAAGAACTCTGCCGCAGACAAACGACTTCAAGAGGCCGCAGAACGCCAACGTGAGTTGGAAGAATATGAGGCCAAGTTGAACGCTTATAGGTCTGACCTAGAAGCGAGAACCCGCCAACCATCCCCGGACGTTGGCACACCTACAGAATCGCTATCTTCGGACGCGACTGACGCGCTATACGCGCAATACCATGATGCCCTTTTCCAAGGCGATGAAGAAAAAGCAAGCAACTTGCTTAAACAGATTCGCTCCGCAGAAAAGCCGGAACCCCAGATTGATGTCACAACCATCATTGAAAGGACGAAGGCCGAAATGCGGGAAGAGGAGAGACAGGCCAGAGAACGCGGTTATGAAAACCGTCGCCAAGATGCTGTGAAGATGTTCCATGAAGAATATCCCGACATCTCCGGTGACGCATCATTACTCGCTGTCGCTGACCGCCGTTCCGCAGAACTCTATAAAGAAAATCCTACCCGCGATCCTTGGGACATCATGCAGGAGTGCGGCAATTTTGCCCGTGACTGGCTGAAGTCCTACGTTGCAAAAGTGGGCGGTGAATCGAAAGACGTATCACGTCAAGAGCGCAAGCAGAACATGGATGAAGTTGTTCCCAAGACCGTCAGAGCCTCGATTGGCGAAGACGAAGTGGAAATGACTTACTCCGACATCATCTCGGAAATGAGACAGGGCAGGAATCAACCCGCCTAATCTCTTCTTTTAACTTTTGACCAAAGGTACATAAACAATGGCTGGACAAGTTTGGGGAACCAATACCCTCGGTGGGTATATGTACTCCCTCAATCTCTCCAAGGAATTGCGTATGTCTTTGCGTCCGATTGTTAAATTCCGTCAGTTCGCAGATGTTAAAGATGCGTCACACCAAGGTCTTAACAAGGGCGACACTTTCCACTGGAACGTGTACTCCACTGTTGCTACCGGAGGTGCGGCACTTACCGAAGGCACTGCGATTGCTGAAACGAATTTCACAATCACGCAGGGAACCATGTCCATCACGGAATATGGTAACAGCATTCCTTTCACCTCCAAATTGGATGATTTGTCTGAGCATCCTGTGAAGGAGATCATTCACAAAGTCCTCAAGATCGACGCGGCACAGGTGTTGGACGGTTTGGTTGCAGACCAGATCGACGCTACGCCTTTGCGTGTTGTTCCGACTGCGGGTACGGCAACCGATGCGGTCACTTTGACCACTAACGGTACTGCTACGCTGACGAACAATGTCGCTCTTGGCAAGGATCACGTCAAAGCAATCGTAGATGTAATGAAGGAGCGTAATATTCCTTCCTACGAAGGCGATGACTATTTTTGTCTCGCGTGGCCTACCACGTTCCGCAACCTCAAAAACAACTTGGAGTCGATCAATCAGTACGTCGAGTCCGGGTTCCAGATGATCCGCAACGGTGAAACTGGTCGTTACGAGGGTGTTCGCTTTATCGAGCAGACTTATCGTGCCAAAGGCGGAGCCGCCACTGGCATGGGTACTGCCGCTGGCGCATGGACGAATTCCAAGTCGGACTGGGCAGTCTTCTTTGGCTCCGATACGGTTGCTGAAGCGGTTGCAATTCCCGAAGAAGTTCGTGGAAAAATTCCGACCGACTACGGAAGAAGCCGTGGGATTGCGTGGTACTACTTGGGAGGCGCTGGCCTCGTTCACTCTACTGCATCTGAAGCCCGCGTTGTTATGTGGGATTCGGCGGCTTAAAGGGGGTACGTTATGGCACAGTCAACTCAAGGAGTCGGCGTAAAGTCAGGTCTTTCGGATCAGCAGAAGATCACTTCATCTTTGAAGGAGTTGGGTCTTGCCTCTACTGGCAAGAATCAGCGCCCGATGGGTGTTGGAACTTCTAGCAAAGCCCCTCACGGGACTACGTTAGACCCCAAGCGTTAACCGCAACGAGAGAAGGGGGGCATTAGCCCCCCTTTTTTCTTTCAGGAACAACATGGACAAAATCAAATACAAAGTTGGCTTTGAATCGAAAGCCGAAACAAGCGATTCATCCATCTCTTGTCGCATGGGCTGGGATCAGCCGAAAGAAGCGCATCATGTCGAAGGCGATGAATGGGAATCTGGTGTGGTCTATCCGCAACCGATGAATGGCTCTGTCTATATGTCATGGACTTGGCCGACCACTGTTCGAAAGGTAATGAACAAAGCCTAAGTAAGGGATTTAAACAATGGCTTTAGGAAACGGAAATTTAGACGGCCCCGGTACGGATGCTGATGGGTTAGGGCATGGCGCTGGAGCGCAAGGCGCAGATCAAGACGGAACCGAAGGTGGCCCTTCCGCTGATTACGGAGGTCAAGGCGAGTTTGATGGGCTAGGTTTTGGCAGTTCCACTGATACGGATGCTATTGGAACCGATGCCAATCCAACAGAAAGTCCTAACTACGACGCTTACGACAATCCCGAAACCGAAACTCATGGGCCAACGTTTACTGGCATGACATCTCCGATGTCTACACAGGAGAGTAATCTCTCAAAATCAAAGTCGGCAAAAAGCGCCGGGTATAAAGGGCCGGGGAAAAGAGGGTTTTCTCCTCTGGGTTACGACCGTCACGAAGACAACACAATAAGTATCAAAGAGTCCACAGTAAAAGACTTCGTTGATCGAGTTAGAACAATCCGTAATCCAAGAGAAAAAGAGAGAGCCATTAAAGCCTTCATGGAAAAGCACAGAATGGGGCTTCGTCAACTCTCAGTTAAAAACGCTCAAGACACAGATTTGGGCTTGTTCGGCATGCTTCCGGGTGTGGGCATATTGAATATGTCTCGCAACTTAATGATGGGCCTCTTTGAAAAAATGGGGCTTACCCCCGGAGTCAATACCCCGGCAATGGACGCTTTGGAGCAGGAGGCTCGTAATTTGGGTTTATTAGATAAAGAAGCCACTGAGCCAACTGAAGGGCAGTTAATGCAACTTTGTAATAACACTCCCGGCTACCAATGGAACACTGAAACCAAAACCTGTGAAAAAGTTGAATCGAGTGATGTGTAGATGAGGGTAACTCATCTCCCTAAAAAGAAATGGCAAGACATAAGCAACGAAGAACTAGGGGGTAAACGGGAAAATACCGTCTGCTTAATTAGGTACGGCGGTTTTGGTGATCTACTTCAAATAAGTTCAATCTTTCCTCTTTTAAAAGCGCAGGGGAAAAAGGTTTGCGTCAATGTCACGGAGAACGGGTACTCCATTCTAAAAAACGACCCGAATGTCGATGAACTCTTGATCCAAGCCACGGATCAAATTCCTAACGAAGAACTTGGGCCTTACTGGAAACGACTTCGTAGGATTTTCCCTAGCGTCATAAATCTAAGTTGCATTATCGAGCAGGGATTATTGCTGTTGCCAAACCACTCTTTGTACAACGGTGACAAAGAAGAGCGGCACAAGAAATTAAATAAGAACTACTCTGAAGCACTTCACAGCAAGGCGAAAGTTCCGCACATATTTGAAACAAAATTTTACCCAAGTTCTACAGAAAGAAAATGGGTCGCGGAACAACGGAGAAACATGCGTTTTGGCGCAGGGCATTACGTCATTGTTGTGGCCCTGTCTGGATCGTCAGTCCATAAAGCCTATCCGTACATGGATTCGGTTATTGCGTACTACCTAATGGAAGAGCCAATGGCGAGATTCGTTTTGGTAGGCGAAGAACTATGCAAGATGCTTGAGGTAGGTTGGGAAAAAGAACCAAAAGTGTTCTGCAAAAGTGGTGACTGGTCAATAAGACAATCCCTCGCTTTTGCTCAAACTGCCGATTTAGTGGTTGGCCCGGAAACAGGGGTCTTGAATGCGGTAAGTTCAGAAGACGTAGCGAAAGTGGTCATGTTGAGCCACTCATCGGAAGAGAACCTGACAAAACACTGGGTTAACACAACAGCAGTCACGTCAGACGCAGAGTGTTACCCCTGCCATAAGTTGCACTATGGATTCGCCACTTGCAACAGGCACGAAGAAACAGGCGGCGCGATGTGTACCGCACGGTTAGACCCACGCAAAGTAGTCGATAGCATCGACTACCACTGGAACTTAAAGAATGACATTTCTAGAACTCTGTCAAACGGTTAGGCAAGAAGTCGGTATATCCGGCACTGGGCCATCTACAGTAGTTGGACAGGAAGGACAACTAAAAGTCATTGTCGATTTCGTTGCGGAAGCCGATTACCAGATTCAAGCCTTATGGCACGACTGGAACTTCCTTTGGGCGCAGTACTCGTCAACGCTATCGACAGGAACAAGAGCGCCCGCAACTACAAAGCCTACTGATTTAGGCAACTGGGACATGCGCTCGTTTTATCTGGACTACACGACAGATGATTCGATCAGTCTTTCCACACTTAGTTATGTGGAGTGGAGAGCAGACTTTCGTCAAGGAGTTGCCACAAATGATTCTCCGACATATGTCGTGGTTCAACCAGACAGCAGTCTGATTGTCGATCCACCGCCAGACAAGGCGTACACGATTACTGCGGATTACTGGAAAACCCCAACGAAGATGACCGCGAACACAGATGAGTCTGTGATTCCTTCTCAGTACCACAGAATTATCGTCGCAAGAGCAAAAACGATGTGGGCCGAGAGAGAGGAAGCGCCAGAAATACTGCTTGGGTCTTCTGCTGAATACCAAGATTTGTTGGACAAATTGGAATCGCAGTCTCTTCCGGGCCAGAGAATCAGAAGATTCGGCAATCTTGATATGGATGAAGTTGTACAGCCTGTATGACTAATATCTATTCAAACATAATTGAAAGGAGTCCTTTCCCACCATCGTCAATGCGGATCAAGTACTTCCCTTTTATGGGGGGAGAGATACTTACTGATCCGGCCCTGTCACAGCCTCCCGGTAGTCTTCTTTATGGAAAGAACTACGAGGTGTATCCAGAAGGTGGTTACAGGCGCATTGATGGATTTGAAAGGTTTGACGGAAGAACCAAACCATCAGAAAGCCTTTACTGGATTCTTGAGTTTGAAACCGGATCAACGGCTTCAGTAGACACCGACGTTATTACTGGCGCGACATCTGGAGCCACAGCAGAACTTATCGCAGATGCGGTAGTTGAAAGCGGCTCATACGCGGGTGGAGATGCTGTTGGCTACATGGCTGTTGCCTTGCTGACAGGTACTTTTACCGTAGGCGAAAACATCCAAGTCAGCGCATCCACTGTGGCAGTCGTTAAGACGGCTGAAAACGCTCTGGGCGCAACCACTGACGCTCTTGATTCAACCTACTCTCAAGCCTCTATAGAAAGAGCGCGATCCAAGATTGGAACGGTTCCCGGCTCTGGGGCCATGAGGGGGGTCTGGGTTTATAACGGATCGACCTATGCGTTTCGCGATAACGCGGGCGGAACCGAATGCAAGATGTACAAGTCATCCACATCAGGATGGACGGCTGTCGATCTGGGTCAGTACATCAGGTACAACACTGGCTCCGTTGCTGTTTCGGAAGGAGACACAATTACTGGAGCCACCTCTGGCGCTACTGGGGTTGTTCAACGTGTAACAATCACGACAGGAACCGTTGGAACTAGTGACGCCACTGGGGTCTTCGTTCTTACGGGGGTCACCGGGACATTTCAGTCTGCGGAAAACCTTCAAGTCAGTTCTTCTACTGTCGCAGTTTCAACAAGCGCCTTAGTCACGATCTCTCTCGTTCCCGGTGGTCGGTACGAATTCGTCAACTACAACTTTGGCGGCTCTACCACGACTAACCGGATGTACTGGGTTGATGGATTCAACACGGCATTTGAATGGGATGGAACCTACGCAGTGCCATTGTTCACTGGTATGTCCGTAGATACACCGCGACATCTCGCGGCGCATAAGAAACACCTTTTCCTAGCATTCCAAAAAGGCTCGTTACAACACTCATCTATTGGTGACCCCTACGGTTACTCAGTAGTAACCGGCGCATCTGAGATTGGGACTGGCGGGGAAATAACGGGGCTACAGGTTCAGCCCGGAGATGCAATGGCGGTATTCAACCGCAACCGCATCTACGTTCTTTATGGGACAAGTTCTTCTGACTGGAATCTAAAAACATTTTCCAATGATTCTGGGGCAGGGGAGTACACGATACAGAACCTAACGGAAACCATGTTTCTGGATGATCGAGGCGTGACAACGCTTTCAGCGGTAAATGCCTACGGCGACTTTGCGATGAACTCCATCAGCAAAAAGATTCGCCCGATCATTTCCGACAAGAAGGGAAAGTCCATTGCCTCGGTTCGGGTGAGAGCCAAAGGCCAGTACAGACTGTTTTTTAACGATGGCACTGGAATATATGCCACGTTCTCTGGAAACAAGATCGCAGGATTTATTCGTGTCGATCTTGGCAAAGTGGTCTACACGGTTTGTTCCTCTGAAGACTCAGTAGGAGATGAAATCCTTTTCTTTGGGTCAGATGACGGATACGTCTACCAAATGGATAAAGGCACATCCTTTGATGGCTCTACTGTCGAGGCGATGTTGCGGTTTTCCTACTATCACTACGACTCGCCAACCAGAGACAAGCGGTTCAGAAAGATTCAGTTTGAGTTATCCGGCGATTCCAGCATTGCGCTTCAGTTTCAGCCTGACTATTCGTACTCAGACCCAGATGTTCCTGCGGCAAGAAGCAGGAATTTAAACATCGAAGGGAGTGGTGGCTATTGGAACATCGATAACTGGGATGACTTTAACTGGACAGGACAAATCATTTCCACCTCAGAAGAAAACTTAGATGGGATCGGAACCAACATGGGAATGCTGATCTTGTCAGAAGCAACATATGAACAGCCTCACATCTTGCAGGGTGTGACGGTGCATTACAGCCCCCGGAGGATACGCCGCTAAATGGCTAACGATTATTACACTAGGATTGGAAGTTATCAGAAAGGCTCTCTTGCCAGAGGTGACGTTGTTAAGTCTGATTTTGATGCACTTGTCACGGCATGGGACTCAGGCGAAACCAATATCAAACGTGCGCTCAAACTTCCCAACGAAGGTACGCCACAGACCGATTGGCAGATCACCGAGAACGCAACTAACCGGGCTGGCAAAGCATTAGGATTTGATACTTCTGGAAACCTTGAACTCCAGACCGGAGTAGGTAACTGGGAAGGGACTTGGGCTACTTCTACTGCATACGCACTCCGTGACGTAGTGGTAGACGGAGCGGCGGGAGCCAGTACCGATAACCTCTACATCTGTATTGAGGC